GCAGCTTTTTGGGCTGATAAGGTAAAATGGAGTTGATATGGCAGAACTAACTAAACGTCAAAAAGATGCTCTCAAACGCCATAAAACGCATCACACGCCAAAACACATGGCATACATGCGTAAAGTTATGCGTAATGGTAAAACCTTCACACAGGCTCATAAAGAGGCTATGAAGAAGGTTGGCAAATAATGGTTAGAAAATTTAAAAAAGTAGCAAAAGATGAAAAAACAGGTGTTCCTAAAAAATACCTATCTGGCGCAAAAAATAAAGCAAAACGAGCAGCTGAGATCAAGAGAACAGCAAGAGCTTACAAGCGTGGTGAGTTTATAGATTTAGAAGCAGTGCAAAAATCGAGGACAGAAAACAATGGCCGCAAAAAAACCCGCAAGAAAACCACTAAGCGCAAGCGTTAAAGCAACACTTAGAAAGAAAGCTGAAGGCAGTCGATTTACAGCTAGTCAGCTAGAGAGAGTCTACCGCAGAGGGCAAGGTGCATATCTGTCTAGTGGATCAAGAAACGTGCCAATGGCTGCTTGGGCTATGGGTCGAGTCAATAGTTTTGTGAGTGGCAAGGGTGGCGCTAGGAAAGCTGACGCTGATATTGCTAAAAATACACCAAAAAAGAGGAAAAAATAATGCCATATCATCAAGGTGGATACGGTGCTAGTAGACCAAAACCAGTAAAAAAGAAAAAGAAAAAGCCAAAGAAAAAACCAAAAATGAGGTAACTTATGGATGAAGAAAAGGCTGAAAAGCCAGAAAAAAAAGCACCTAAAAAGAAAGAAGTTATAAAAGATTTAAATCCTGTACAGCGATCAAGAGCTAAAAGAGGCAAAAAATGAATTTTGGTGCATTGAAAGGTGTTATTGGCGCGGTCGCGCCTACTTTAGGCACTGCTTTGGCAGGACCATTAGGTGGTACAGCTGCACAGGCTATTTCTGCAGTGTTAGGCTGTAAAAATGATGCTAAATCTATATCTACTGCTATGCAAACAGCTACGCCTGAGCAATTACTTGCTATTAAAGAGGCTGAGCTTGAGTTTGAGGCCAAAATGGCACAGATGGATGTAGACATATTTGCCTTGGAGACAGCTGATGTTCAAGACGCTAGACAAGCTTTTAAGGGAGATTGGACACCTAGAGTGTTTGGACTTGTTAGTCTTTTTGGCTTCATTGGTTATATATTCCTCGTTACTGTTCAACCACCTGACGCTAACAGCGATACTATTGTTTCTCTTGTTTTGGGCTACCTTGGAGGGCTTGTTTCTGGAATAAGCTCGTTTTATTTTGGTGCAAGTCACGCAAAAGATTAAATTTTGGGAGGTATTTCCTTGATAAATATGGAACGGCTTACAAATCAGCTAATCATTGATGAAGGCTTGAAATTAAAGCCATACCACTGCACCTCAAATAAATTAACAATCGGTGTTGGCCGTAATCTTGATGATGTAGGTATCACCGAGGGTGAAGCAAAATTTCTTTTGAAGAATGACATTTCAAGGGTTGCAGGTGAGTGCATGTATGAGTTTAACTGGTTCAGTGGCCTATCAGAAAGACGTAAAGAGGCTATTATAAACCTGGTATTCAATATGGGGCTGTCAAAGTTTAAGCAGTTCAAAAAGACTATCTCCTACATTGAGCAGGGTTTATTTGAATTAGCTGGCACTGAATTACTCGATTCTAATTACGCTAGACAAGTAGGCAATCGCAGCATCAGGGTTGCTAACATGCTTGCTGATGGTTAACAAAATATATTTAAGTCCCACTTTTTGGTCATCATTCTATATTCAATTGAGTCTTTATCTCTAGCCAGACCCCAAGTATGACCGTTGTTTCTACCATTCTTATGTGGGCTTGCCTTAATAACTCCTTCGCGCCTTAAATCTGATATACCAGCATTTATGAGTCTTTTATCAAGTTTAGTATTTCTAACAATACTGGTCGTGCTTTGATCGTTACGCTCTTTCAGAGTTTCAATGATTGCTTTTTTTACTAATTGACTATTCATTTAAAATAGCCCTACCTAGAATCTCTGGAATTTGTGGAACTACTGCATTACCTAATCCTTTGATTCTGTGTGATTGGCTGGGTATCCCATGAGCGCCTCGACATAAAGTGGGTTCAATTGTGCTGAGTGAGTCGAAACTGCAAAAGCGTCTGGCAATGAGTTCGTGCCTGATCGCCCTTTGGAATCTAGGGTAGATAGCTTTCTCGCTCCCTTGTAATCCCTCGCACATGGGGTAGGCAATCGCCCAGAACCTGTCTCTTTCGTGGTTAGCGCCAAGGTAGGAAGCTGGTATGCAATGCCATTCGAGGTCATACCCGATCTCGGCCAAGTCTCCAAGAACTGATCCAAGCCATCGCCCTGTGTCTCCAGAAATGAGTGCTGATGAGTTTTCCATAATTGCGTATTTTGGTCGTATTTCGCTAATAAGTCTGGCGTAGTGTTTCCACAATCCTGACCTTTCAGCCTTGATACCACCTCTACGTCCAGCCCTTGACAAGTCTTGGCAGGGCCAACCTCCGCAAATAACGTCAACTGTGATTCCATCATTTTCAAGAACCCCTTTTGTCAGAGTGGAAACATCATTATAAACAGGCACACTAGGCCAGTTCTTTTTCAATACTTTGCTTGGATATTCATCATTTTCGCAGAACGCAACAGTTTTCATTCCAGCTCTTTCTAAGCCAACAGTCATGCCCCCGATACCGCTAAATAAATCAAGAACCTGCATACCTGTCCCAGAACTCTTTAGTTGTTGTATAGCCAACCATCTCAAGCTCTGCCTCAGTTAGCTTTTCAAGCTGCAATAATTCAAGCTCTGCTGGAGTTGCAGGTAAGTGATCGATAATTTTTACTGGTTTATCTTCTATCATAAAGAGCCTTTTTTTGTTTTTAAATTTCGGTAGTACATGAGGCCATTCAACTTTCTAAACTGTGACTTGTACGTTATGCCTTGGTTATTAGATAAAGTTCGTTGGCTATCTATAAATAGGTCATAACATATTGTTTTTCTGTTGATATAAAGCTTACAGCTAACATTTTCTGAAAATCTTTCGCTCAAGGCATACATGGCTAAAGTTCCATACGCATCAAGCTGCCTAATGCCTCTTGTGTTATCTCTAATTTCAGAGAGCGTATGAGTGCTACCAAGGATTAAGTAGTCTTCCTTCATTACTTGCAGCGGAACTGTCTCGATAAGCCAAGGATTATCAATTTTATCACTTACGACATCGCTTACTTTTAAATTATATCTATGAGTATTTCCTAAATGATCTGTTACTGCTTTTGCTTTGTATACCATAACTGCCTCTAAAATTTTGGGAGCTATTTCATTGCATTGTTTCGTCTTTGAGTTTTTTGTATTCGCCTGTGCTTTTTAGCACTAATCCTTGGTCGGCACAATAATCCTGCATAAATTCCATAAAGATATAGCACTCGCCTTTATCGTATTCTGATATGGACTCTAAGATATGGGCTGACCGCCCTGTCTCTACGTTAGTCACTTCTTTGAGTAAAAAGTCCCACCCATACTCTTTATATGCTCTTTGTTTTAGGGTGACTTTCATGTTGTCTTCTTCTTTTTTGGTCAACTCTTGAATTGTCTTGCTATGATAAAACGCTGCATACTCTCTAATCCAAATATGAGCTAATGCCTTTTGTGGCAAGCTTGACTCAGAAAAAGCTTTGATAGTTATTTTTAGTGAATCACCGTCTTTGAGCTGAGCTTCAAACTCTTTAATAAAAACCTGGATTGTGTCCTCATTATGAGGTGAGACAATAAACTCTTTCAATTGGCTTCTTCTCCCTGACCTCGCATACATTCATATTCAACCTGAGCCTTGACGACTTCGTAGTTACCATCAGGGTATCCAATGAAAAGACATATTTGCTCATCGTCAGCGTCAAAAATGAGTTGTTTATGTGGGAATGGGCATTGATTCATCCACAAGGCAAAATCTGTTAAAGTGGGCTTTTTATCTGTCACGCTTGCCTCCGTCAATGACTTTGAACGAGGAAAGGCCATGCACATCATAATCAGGCGCTTCATTCCAATCAACAAAGTCAATATTATTGTTAGTTAGAAACCGTTCGAGTTTAATTTGTAGCGCATTATGGGACTGCTTCCAGCCTCTAAAAAGCTTTCGTTCTAAGTCTGAACTTTCACTATGGATTAGAGTGTGAAAATATTGGTATCCGTAGTAATAGATATCCTTGACCATTCTTAGCTCAATTTCATCTAACTTTGTATTGGATACCAGTTTATTAATAAGAGTGATCGCTCTGTTAGAAATCATCTTGCAGCATACATCGTTATCGTTGTAATACCTTAGATCATCCATTAGGACCCATATCATCTCATCGCTGACTTCTAGCCTGTAATTTATTAGTTTTTTTTGCTTAGCTGTTAGCTGCATGACGCCCCCTAAAATGGAATATCGTCATCTTCGATAATGTGATCGATTTCTTTTGGTTTTGGTTTCGCTTGAATAGATTCTTGCTTCCAAAAGACCTTGCCATTGCCAAGAATGATTGGCTTAACACCCATCTCTCGATCTTCTTTAGACATAGAAATTTGAATAGCGCCATGATTACCGTACTGATCAGCTTCCTCAGTGTCAATAAAAGTAGTCATATCTAAGTAAGTGCCTTTTTTACCCTTTATGAGCTGCTCTTTTGGGATTTTAGTTACATCAATTTTTACGCTTAAACCTATTTTCATAATAGTTCTCCTAGTTAAAAGGTGCGGGATGCCGAGTTCCACTGTCCCGCGCAATGTTTAAGGGTGCTACTCGACTAGCAACAGCCACCGAATGTTGGCAGTGGCTGCGGGATCACAATAATTTTCCTTGCCCCTCGTTAACAAT